ATGGCTAAAGGTAAAGATTCACGATTAACTCGTGCTGGTGTATCTGGTTATAATAAGCCAAAACGTACTCCAGGACATCCGACTAAGTCGCATATTGTTGTAGCTAAGTCTGGTGATACAATTAAAACAATTAGGTTTGGTTCTCAAGGGGCCAAAGGTTCTCCTAAGAAAGAGGGTGAATCTGAGGCTTATCGTAAAAGACGTTTAGCTTGGAAAGCTCGCCATCAGAAAAATATTGACAAAGGCAAAATGAGCGCCGCTTATTGGGCGAATAAAGTCAAATGGTAAAGGAACTTTAAATGGCACAACTAACCAAGCCAACTAAGGCAATTAAAAAATCAGTTGCTGATCCTAGTGATAGCTATCATTCTCTTAAACCTTTATGGAAAAAGTCTAGGGCTGTTTTGCAAGGTGAAGAGAACGTTAAGGCACACGATGAGTATCTCGAAAAAGATTATACAAACTTACTAATTCCTTTTTCTCCTAGCATGAATCAGGCACAGTATGACTTTTATAAGTCAGAAGCAGAACTCCCAGGCTTAACCGCTCAGTACTGTAAGGTGCTTATTAGTGCTTTGTTGAGAAAAGACTCTCACTTAAAACTTCCAGAAGAACTTCCAGAAGATGCTTATGACTGGTTAAAGAATAACTTTACTCTTGATGGCTCTTCTTTGTTTAACTTTCTAGATAATGCTCTTTGGGAAGAACTACAAACTTCTCGTGCATGGGTATATGTTGATTACCCCAATGTCACAGAACAAGAATATGACATGATGTCTCCTGAAGAACGAGATATGATTAAGCCTTATCCAGTTATTGTCGAGGCAGAAAATGTTATCAATGTACAAACTAACACACACCCTGTTACTCGCCAAAAGACACTAAGCCGTATGGTAACTAGGTATCTCAGCAAACGCTATACGCCTGAGAACCCTTGGCATGCAGACTATGTTGATACTGTTTGTGATCATTACCTAGATGAAAGTGGCAAGTTAGTGCTTGACTATTATGAGCACGCTGACAACAATAATGAGCTTAAAGTTCTTAATGGTGATGTACGACAAGAATATGAGGACTTTCAAACAGGATCTAAGTTTAAAAAGGTTAATACTGTTATGCCAACAATGTTTGGCGAAAGACTTAACCGTATTCCTGCATGGCCCTTAAATGGCCAGGTTGATCCTGTAGAGCCTGTACTTATGCCGCTCATTGATCGTGAAGTTTCTTTGTATAACAAAGTATCTCGTAGGAATCACCTTCTTTATGGTGCAGCTACTTACACCCCTGTTGTACAGTCTGACATGACCGATGAAGAATTTGAAGACATTGTTAATGCTGGTTTAGGATCTTGGTTACGTGTTCGTAAAGACGAGTCCATATCTGTCTTGGAAACACCTACTAGCGCCCTCGGGGACATGGATCGTGCTATCGCATCTACTGTTGAAGAAATGGCTAAGATGGGCATTAGAATGCTTTCTCCAGAACAAGCTGCTTCAGGAGTTGCTTTAGAAATACGTAATGCTTCTCAAACAGCACAGTTGGGTACTCTTAACGCTAAAGTCTCAGGCACTATGCGTGAGGTTATTGCCTTTATGATTAACTGGAAATACAACGCTGAGTATACTGCTGATGATATTGAGTTTCAGATGTCCAGCGACTTCTCACCTATGGTTGGTGGCGAAGGCTCCATGCGCCTTGTTTCTGAATGGTATCAAACAGGCATTATTGGCCGTTCTACTTTCTTAAATATTGCAAAGTATAATGACTTCTTGCCAGCAGACTATGATGACGAGGCTGCTCTTGAGGAAATACAAACAGATCCTTTAACTAATCAACCCCCTGACGATCAGGTTGAGGTAATTGAATAATATCACTAACTACTCAATGGAGTACTAGATGAACATTAATGACAAAATTTATGATCGAATTGTTGATCATATGGCTGATGTTAGGCTTTATGAAGAAGGGGTTCAAATACAAAATCGTAGAATACTTCGAAGACATCAAAAAAATGTTAGAGACCTCTTGAGAGGTAATATTCGAGCAAATTTGAATAAAGAAGTAAGCCGTTTTGGTACTGAACTTTTAGCACATAAAACTAATACTCTTAAAGAATTTTCAACATCACAGTTGGATTTCCATACAGATAACCTTTATAAAGAAGTTAAAGACTTCTATAAAGTTTCAAAACCAAGAACAAAAGAGCTTCTTGCAGAAGTGACTGGCCCTACAATGAAGGGTACTAAAAGCGTTTCTCAAAACGTTAAAAATATTGCTGCAGGTGAGCTTGTAAGAATACAGTCTAAAGTTAAAGCTGGCCTTGCTAAGGGTCTAAGCCAAAACGACATAATCAAAGATGTCTTAAAGACAACTAAAATAACAGAATATCAAGCTCGTGCTTTAACACGTACTGCTATTACTTCTACTCAAACAGCCGCTTTAAGGCGGGTAGCAGAGGATAACAAAGATATTCTAAAAGGATTTATGTTTACAGCTATTTTAGATGCTAGAACTAGCCCTATTTGTTCTTACCACAATGGAAAACTCTACGATGTTGATGATAAGAGATTTGTACCTCCTTTACATTGGAATTGTCGTTCATCTTTAGTACCCGTATTAAAATCAAAAGAAGAGTTGTTAGATACAGCTAAAGTTAAAAAGAACGTCCTATCTAAGAAAAAAGAAGAGTCACTCCCAGGAACAGCCCCTCGAGTTGAGGGGTTTGGGGTGTGGCTTAAAAGACAGTCCATGGATGTTCAAACTAAAATGTTAGGCTCTATCGATGCTGCCAATCTATTTAGACAGGGTAAATTAAAAGCAAATGAGTTTGTAACACCTAAAGGGAAAGTATTAAGTATACAAGCCTTAAGGAATAAGGCTGCACAATCTACTGCGGTTTATAAACCTCGTCAAAAGGTTAGAGAGCAAGATATTAGAATTGATGCTGTAAGGACAAGTAGTTTAATACGAAACCCTAAGAATAAAGATGATTTACGTCAGTTATTTCTTTTGGACTCTGATGATTACTCTAAAACCTTATCTTTAACAGATTATAAAGGCACTAGCCTTGTAGGTAAAACAGCTTCACGACGAAGGGTAGGAAATGAGTTTGATGAAAGAAACTTTAGTGCAGACCCTTTAACTGGTGAAATCAAAAATAATAATCTTTATGGCCCCGATTTTAATCTTTACCAAGAACGTCTTGACTTTATGCGTAACTCAAAACTTCTTAAGGCTGATGAAAAACAGTTTATAGAGTCTTTAGTTAATAGCCTAGATGATAAAATCTCAGTAAATCAACAAACAGTTATTGTTGAGAACTTAAGGGTTGTCTTAGAGCGTTTTTCTAAAAATAAACAACCTTGGGAAAACTTAGCTTCTGTTATTAGAGCTGAGAATAGATTTGCTGTACAGAACGTATCCCGACTATTAGACACTCGCTCTCGCAAGAGATCTGAACTGTTTGTTAGTTATTTGTCTAAAGATACTCCGCAAGTTAATATTCTAGGTAAATACTATACCTTTGCTGATCTCCAGAAAACACAATTAGCTGATCAACGGTTTATCGATGCTTGGAGACGTACACAAGGTAAAAAGCTAGCTAGAAAGATTTTTATAACAGGCCGTGCGCCTCTTAGGGTTTACTTCAGAAAGTTTGTTGATACTTATCCCACCAAAGAAAAGTTAACTAAAAACTTACTAAAGAAGAACCCCAAACTAAAGAAGGCTTATGACCTTTATAAAAAAGTTAACAATAGAGAGCCTTCTGACGCATGGTTTACACGGTTAGCAGCTAATAATCGTGAAACAGTTCGCCGAATACTTGATAGAGAATTTTTAGTTGCAAGTAAAAAACCTACTGACAATATCTTTGATGAAAAGGCAATTGATAGTCTTACTAAAATTTCTAAGTTAATTGCTTCAGGGCAATCTACCGACTATGATACTTTAGCAATTAATATTGGTAAATCTTTTTCTAAAGATTTTGAGAATATAATACCTTTTACAAAACATACTCTTAAAGATTTCCACAAGGAAGGATCTAAGATATTAGAGTTTTTCAAAGATCAAGGTCTTATTAAAGTTCAGTTTAGAGGTAAAACCCGTAGAGGTGTTTTAGACTTAGACACTGGTAGGGCATCTGGCGGGTGGCAAGATACAATCTCTAGAGAAGTTATTGTAGTTAATAAAAACCTTTTAAAGCTTCAAGAGGCAGAAAGAAAAGTTACCATTTCTAGGCGCTTGGGAATTACTTCAGCAAGAGATAGGCTTTATGTTAAAGCTAACAATAAGACTTATGTAGACGCAAGAGGTAATAACACAGGACTACCTCTGATTTCCCGTGATAAGTTTGCAGATTATGATCCAAAACAAATTGATCGTGAAATGGCTCAAATGCTAAACCACGTTATGGAGGTTGAGTATGGAGTTGATAACGAATTCTTTGGGTTCATGGATGATATCGCTAGATTTAGAGACCCAAGAGGTAACTCTAAATACTTTGACAGTATTAATGAGTTTCGTCATGAAATTCTAAATAGAGGGGAACAGGGCTATGGGCTAATGTCTACGGCCAAGTACCATGCACAAAGAGGTCAAAACTTTAGGACAACTGCTTTTATTGATTCTCGTGGTCGTGTATATCACAGAGGTTACTTAACACCCACAGGGGGTGAGCTTGTTAGACCCTTTTTAAACTCTGGCAAGTCTATCGCTATGAATGATGGTGCCTTTGATGAGCTACAAGTACAAATAGGCGCACTTATTGGACCTGGAACAGAAGCACTAACCCAAGCGGGTCGTAGAGCTATTTTTGCTCGTAATCAAGAAAAGATTATTGAGCTGGGCGAAATTATGATGTCTAAGACTCAAAGGGACAGAAGGCTACGTGAGTTTCTTCAACACCCTATTATTAGGGGTTTAGAGGGTGCAGAAGTCGCAAAGATGTCTCGTATGGCTCTTGAGTATGCTAGAATCAATCGGCATTTAAAGCAAGGTAGGCCGCTTAATTCTTATAGAACTAAACTAATGATAGAAAACGATGCATCTTCTAGTGGTGCTCAAATTATTGGTTTGTCTACAGGAGACAGGGCTGTTTCACAAGCATCTAATGTATTAGCTACAACTCAGAAGAATAGGC